TCTGTCTATAATATCTATATTACAGTGGTAGAAAGGGGAGTCTTCGTTCATGAAAATGAATAGCTAAGACACTCTGCTCTTACTAGGAGACTTACGAGGGCTATTTTCCCTCCGTTTTACTACTTCGTTTTTTAGCTGCTTTGATGGCTTCTGCTCTCTGTAGTCTATAGAATTTGCTGTGCACTGGGCTCAAACTGGATAGGCATGCTCGCGCTGTAAAAAGCACGGGAAGCATATCGTCAGGAGGAACACCACGTGTACGAACAAATCTTGTAGCTAAGAGTTGCATAGGTCTTTTAAATTTCAACGTATGTAACCAACCAACGAACCAACCGATATCTGTATGAATAGGCCATTTTGTGGCTCTTTTTCGTAAGAATGGGTTGTCGAGGTAATTACTATATTGTTCCTTGAATGCAATCTTGTTATCATTGATAAGAAGGTCGTATCCAGCGGAAGAATTACGTCGTATATAATTTATATAAGCAGAAAAAGGATTAGACGCTGCCTCCAAGAGGTCAGTATCCAATCCCCTAGATCCCGTAAGTTTTGAAACTGTGGCGAGATATAGTCCCACCGTTAGTGCACTGGTATAATACCAAAGTAGCATAGGGAATAGAAAGGGTGAACCTGTCGCACTTGTCAATAGTGCCAGCATTTGCGGAGAGGAGTTGAGATATTCGAATTTTTTCGAAGGCCAGATCCACGGCTTAGCCGAGAATCTACCCAATCTCAAAAATCCCTCACCGAGCTCAAGAACAGAGCTGTAGGAGAAGACGGATAGTCGTAGCAAGCGGTTTTCATACCACTTCGTTACGGACGCAAAGTCTGACCCCACAACTGAGACCTCAAGGAACTGATCGAACAAGGCTCTCCATAGATTTTTATCTAGGTTACCCTCCGATTGTCCCCAAAGTCCAGACTGTGGTCCTAAAAATGCGAACAACCAAGCATCTCTACTTGGTCCGGGATTCTTCCCGAACATAGAGAGATACTGGTTGAATGTTGACACACTTAGTTTTAAATTTACCAAATAATCTTTATTGATTAGATCTTTAAGAAGTGATACAAAGAAAATAGGTTCTCGTATTGCTCTAAGCATTATTTTTGATCCAACGGGTGTTAAATTAACGCCCGAGGGACCATGAAATAAAGTTTTTGCAAACTCGATTACTTTCCCTGTAAAACCTTTAATAGGATTCACCTCAACACCGATCATTGTTAATTTAGAAACGTAAGTGGAAGCAACACTTTCCGATACTATGGCTACATCATCACCTAATACAGCATATTGTCCTGATCCGGGTTCATATAGAACACCATTCTCTGACATTGACGCATGTACAAGCACATGGTTTGCTAAAGCTAGCATTGCAAAAGAACTATAAGCCCCCATCGGTTGTCCCACGGCGTAAACATAATCAACATCCATATAATTATACGGACGTCGAAGAATATCCATCCAAAGGTCACCTCGGATCCCAAGTCGCAATAAGATTCTTGCCTGTAATTCTACAGGTAGTCTATCCGTTGCAGCTGAAAGGTCCACTGAGTTAACCCAAGTTGGTCTATTCTTCAAGATTAGTTTTACCGGGCCCAACTGGTCATTTGTACCATCTTCTGGAATTTCTTCCAAAGAGGCATAAATGGAATCGTGTAACGGTTTAAATAGAATCTGTGTCCAGATGTCTGTTATTCCCACTACTCTTGCCTTTCCTTTTAATTCTAAAATCACACTCAAACGTCCTAGTCTGAAAAGACCGACTAAGGGAGTGAATATGATGAAGAAAGGTAGGCACCATAGAGTACCTAGTATAAATACTAGTGTGAAGAAATAATAGCGCATGCTGATACTAAATTTTAGATAAGACCACCACACGTTCGGAGAAGCTATTAGTCCAAGCATGTCTAGACCTATTGATAGAAAGGAATATCGAGTATTAACTCCAGCCTTATTTGACCAGATGAATCTCGGCGACTTAGTTTTAAGTCTGAAAAGACCGAGAGATCGTAAGCCCTTGGCAATGTCTTTATCCGATAATGGTACTGAGCCCTCCAAAAGAGGATCAGTAACGGTATTGAATTTAAGTTCATGCTCAGGACTCATGATTCTGAACCAGCTAAGGACGGTGAGTATTACTCTACAAAATTTTAGTAATTCAGGGTCCGGCTTTTCTTTTAATTGAGTTTTTAAATCAATAAAGTATTTCCGTCCTTTAATTCCCAAAATTTTTGGTAGTCCAGTCTTACAATAGGTAGCAACCCAAGTTTTCTTATTCTTAATA